TTCTCCTACTATTTCGTCTTTCGACCTACTCTCTCGGAGTTGTAGATGTATCTATGGTGGAGGTGAGGGGAGTCGAACCCCTGTCCACACGTTGTTTGGGTTGCTTCAACGTTACATTTATATTTATAACATGTAGTTTTATAAATGTCAACTACATTTCGTTTTTCTTTTCTTGGATTTCTTTTCTGCGATCTTTGGTCAGTTTACCTAGATCATTAAGAGCAGATCTTGCACGAGTAGCGGCGGCTTTCACACCTTTCTCGTCGAATGTGCTTGCTTCTGCAAGATAGTTATTAAATGCTTGAACGATTTGATCGTGTAGTGTCATATATTTCTCCTTAATCACCTACATATACATTTGAGGATCCGCCTGCTGTTTGCGGATTACAATGAGCTCCTCCTAATGGAGGACATAATGCGTCTGGTGCGGCATTTTCGGGTGTATCGTTTACTACCAGTTTGTTGTTCACGAAGACATTATTATTGGCCGCAGACAAAGCTCCTCCACCATGGGAGTTTGGGTCGCCGTCAACAGACACTAATAAATTGTTTGCATACACATTGTTTTGTCCAGAGACAATAGTGCTTGCACCACAACTTCTAGGGTCTGTATCTCGGTGAATCTTTGGCACTACAAGGATAGTCCTGTTGTTGATTCGATATATTGTTTTGCGGCATCTTCTGCTGTTTTTGCAATACCAACAACTGATGTTCCGTTGATTTCAATTTTGGTATCTGCATCAACTGTGAACATAAACGGCGCAAGCCCTACTCCTTGTGGAGTTGCAGTAAGCATCAAAGGCTTAGATACTTTGTAGCCTTTTGCTGTTTCTTCTTCCAGTCTGCCTACAATTTCTTCACCAGAGCTAAGTTTCATTGACACTGTGTCGCCTGCCTTGTATGGAGTTTGGATGATCATTAAAATTGTCCTTCTGTTGAGCCTGATATTGTTTGTTCTATATAAGTTTTAAACTCTGTTAAGCCGCCTATGATAACACCACGTGTTCTAATTTGTGGAAATGTTCTTGCCTCAGGAAACTGTTCGAATAATTCTTCACGAGTAAAATCCTGATCAATCTGCTTGTATTCATAATTCAGTCCGCGAGTTTCGCAAATAGTTTTTGCTTCGTCGCATTGCGGACAAGACGGTTTTCCAAATATTTCTATCATAGATTAAATCCTTTAAGTGCATCAGTATTTACATCCTGTTTAATTCCGCCTACAATATATGATTCTACTTCTGTTTCTTGAGGAGCTACCTGCAATCCTGAACTGTTTAACCAATGCTGTGTCCAAGGTAACGGATTGGTGTTTACTGGTGCATCAAAAATTGCATCGTAACCTAGTGCTTTTAATCTACGATTGGCAATATGTTCAACATATTGATGTAACAGTTTTTCGTTTAGACCAATGATACTGCCGTCTTTGAAAAGATAGTCCGCCCAACGATTTTCTTCGGCAACACATTCGCGCCACATTTCATACACTTCTTGTTCACATTCTTTTGCAATGGATACCATTTCAGGATCATCTTTGCCCTGCATCCAGTTCTTAAGAATATGAGTGCTGATTGCCAAATGCTGTGCTTCGTCGCGAGCGATTAGAGATATAATCTTAGCTGAACCTTCCATTAACTTTAGCTCACCAAATGCGAATGTGCAAGCAAAGCTTACATAAAAACGCAGACCTTCTAGAATGTTTACATTCATCATAGCCAGGAACAGTTTCTTTTTAACATCACGCATGCTGCCTTCACCGCGATGCTTGTATGCATCAGCCGCTTCTAAAAATGCATCATAGTTTTTTGTCACACTCTGTGCTCTAGCAATAATATACTCGTCGTCAAGGATTGTGTCAAACACTTCACTTGGATCTGAGTATACATTTTTCATGATGTGTGTATAACTACGACTGTGAATAGTTTCAAAAAAGTCCCAAGTAACAATACAACCTTCCAGTTCAGGGATACTCACATGCGGAAGGAATGCCAGACAAGGACCGCGTCCTTGCACACTGTCTAGCAGTGTTTGATACTTCAAATTAGCTGTGAAGATATGCTTCTGCTCTGGACGGAAGTTTGCAAAGTCTGCACGATCTTTCTGTAAACTTACCTCTTCAGGACGCCAAAAATAACCCAGCATGGTTTGGTTCAGCTTATCAAACACAGGATAACGAAAAGTGTCGTAACGCTGTGTGTTTTGATCCGCTCCAAAAAACATATTCTGTTTTGTAAAATCTACTTTGTCCTGATTGAATACTGTTTTGTTCATTTTTGTTTCCTTTTTTGTTTAAATTGCACAAGCATCACAAGCTTCGTCGGTTGCATCGTTTTGTTGAAGCTCGGGTGTTTTCTGAAGAGGTTCGTCCTCAATATCTCCGTCGCTCTTGTAATCATAAGTGTTTTGATAATATGAAGTTTTCCAACCATATTTGTAGGTGTTCAGCATATCCTGCAACATTACACTCATAGGCACTTCGTTGTTGTCAAAGTGTGTAGGATTGTAACTCCAATTGCCACTTATCGCCTGATCAAAGAATTTTTGCATGGCGGCTATAACTTTAATGTAACCTTCATTTGAAGGCATGTCCCACAGTAGTGTGTAATTATTTTTCAGCGAATGATATTGCGGAACAATCTGCTTGAGAGGTCCTTTCTTTGACTTCTTAACACTCAAGTAACCTCTTGGTGGCTCAATGCCGTTTGTTGCGTTCGACACAACTGAACTGCTCTCCGATGGCATTTGCGCACTCAGTGTGCTGTGTCGCAGTCCGTGTTCTACAATGTCTGCTCTAAGACCATCCCAGTCATAATTCAATGCTGTTGGCAAAAACTCATCAATGTCTTTTTTGTATGTATCGATAGGAAGAATTCCGTCAGCGTATTTTGTGCGATCAAAAAACTCACAAGCACCTCTTTCTTTAGCAAGAGTATTAGATGCCTTCAGTAAGTAATATTGAAATGCTTCTGATAGATTATGCACCAAAGTCCAAGCCGCAGGATCTTCGTATTTCATTTGATTTTTTGCTAGGAAATGAGCTAGGCCAATGTAACCAATTCCCAATGACCGACGGGCTTTTGTAGAAATTTCAGCGGCTCTGACCGGATAGCGTTGATAGTCAATAATTTCTTCTAGAGCTCGCACTGCTAGTTCACACAGCTCGTCCAGGTCTTCAAATTGTTTTATCAATCCCACATTAATAGCTGACAAGATGCACAGAGCAATTTCGCCTTCACCATCTATGTGCTGGACAGGATCAGTGGGCAATGTTATTTCTTGACATAAATTGCTCATGAACACAGGATCTTTAAAACTGCTGTGAGTATTACAATGATCGACATTCATAATATAGATCCGTCCTGTTTCGGCACGTTCCTTGATCAAATTGGAAAATAATTCCATTGCTGATATTTTCTTTTTACGGATACTGTGAGCTCGTTCGTATTTTTCGTATAGCTCTGTAAATTTATCTTGATCTGTGTAAAACGTTTCATACAATCCTGGCACGTCATGCGGTGAAAACAGAGTGATTTCTTCGTTCTTCAGCAAACGCTCATACATCAATTTGTTAAGCTGAATTGAATAATCTAATTTGCGAACACGATTGTCTTCTGTTCCTTTGTTGTTTTTTAACACCAGAATGTCTTCTATTTCCAAATGCCATAAAGGAAAATGAACAGTTGCAGAGCCTCCGCGAACGCCATTCTGTGTGCAACACCTAACAGTCGATTCGAATTTCTTAAGAAACGGAATAACACCTGTGTGTGCTACTTCGCCGCCTCGGATTTTGGAATTGACTGCTCTGATTCGTCCTGCATTGATTCCAATGCCTGCTCTTTGCGCTGTGTAACGTCCAACAGCCATATCACTGGCAAAAATACTGTCAAGAGTATCGTCTGTATCCACAAGAACACAACTAGCAAACTGACGGATAGGAGTCCTGACTCCGGCCATGACCGGTGTTGGGATATTGATTTTAAAAAGGGAGGTCGCATCATAATATCTCCTAACATAGTGCATGCGAGTTTCTTTTGGATAGCCTGCAAACAGCGTGGCAGCAATCATCATATACATATACTGCGGAGTTTCGAACATGTCTCCGTTTGAACGATCCTGGCAAAGATATTTGTCTACTACCTGTCTTAGACCAGCGTATGTAAAGTTTTCATCTCTTTTGTGATTTATGTAAGAATCTAGTTTTTGAATTTCTTGTTCTGTGTAAAGATCTAAAATCTGCGAATCGTAAACACCATTGTTGACATTTCTTTTGATGATGTCCAGGAGCGGAACAGTTTCATATCTTCCAAAAACTTCTTTGTATAAACCGTAACTCAGCAGTCGAGCCGCCGCATATTGATAGTTTGGAGAGTCTAAAGATATAAGATCGTTTGCCGAACGGATTAAAATTTCTTGTATTTCTGAAGTGCTCATACCGTCATAAAATTGTAAGTTTGCGTTCATTTCGATTTGACTAGAACTAACACCTGCTAATCCATTGCATGCTTCCTGAACAACAAAATGTATTTTGTCAATGTTCAGATGTTCTCTGTTACCGTTTCTTTTAACGATCATGATACCATTAGACATTTCTTCTCCTTTCTGCTTGTTTTCTTTATGTTCGATATTTAGTGTAGGGTTGGCATGGTGTAGATTTTCTTCGATTCGATGGTTTTTGGAAGTTTACTCTGGTCAACATATGATTCGTTCCATCCTATTATTTTGTTATCTACATACAACAGATAATAAGTTGCTGAGTGTGTTTTATCTATACCAATATGTATCTCGAATTTAGACTCCTTAAAACGCTCGGTTAATTGAAGCGAGTAGCACATACCTAACACAAGACAGAAATCACAATACTGATTTTCGTTGATCAGTTCCCAAGGAGTAGGCCACATTTTATTGTCCCACGGATCAGTGTGGATGCTCACTAAGGGAGCTTTAGAATAAAACTTGATTACATCTGACAAAGGATCTTTTGCAAATTCTAAATCTTCTCTAAATTTTTGCCATTCGGCGAGTCTATCTTCAAATTTTTTATCAAACATTCACTTTTATTGTTTGGTGTTAATTTTAAATTTCATTATTGATTCGTCATTGGACGCAGAGTTTAACACATAAATGCCTAGCGTGTCAATGTTGCCATCCATATTTTCATCAATTGTTTGGACTGAAAATTCAATGTCCTCAAGGTATGCACTGGCTCCTGCATAATCATAACTGTCAACCAGTATTACGTCATCATCGATGCTGTTATAGGTGACATGTAGTTCTCCATTACGAACTATGCTGTAATTATTGCTTTCCACTGTGTATTTCACAATGACTGTTTTTGATTCACCTGCTGGCAATCTAAATAATTTAACAGGTGATGCTCCTGTAGAGTTTATTTCTACTTCTAACTCGCCTGCAAACACAGCATCTACTTTGCCTTCTATTTCTCCAATGTATGGAACATTGTTGATATAGTTTTGATTATAACTTAAATTGGCTGTTCTTGAAAAGAAATCCGATATAGAATCGTTGCCTTTTGTTGTGAATTTTATTACGCTGGTCTGTGGATTGCCTTCATTGCCTTCGTCGTTAGCAACACTCTTGTAAACATTGTTGCAACTGACATTGCCTTCACCTGCTTCAATCCATAATGCAGAATAACGGATGTCTTGAAACAGTGTGTTCTTAATAGAGTTATTCAATGCGCCGGTCGTTTGGCCAGGCGCACCAGGAGTTCGAGTTTCACCAAAAACTATGCCGTAGCCTAATTCTGTTAAAGTTCCATTAAAAAAACTGTTTACTTTTATGTCATAGTTGCTGACTATGCCATGTGAAAAGTTCTTTATTGTTACTTCGTAAAAACTGTTATTATCGCTGGATACTGCGCCACTCAAACTGTTTATTTCCAGTCCGCATTGTGTGCTGTCAGTTCCAGATGAATCACCGTAGGTCCAAGACCCTTTGATCACGATGTCTCTAAATTCACTGTCTCTACAACTTTGTAATACAAGACCTTTATTGGTTTGTGTTGTTTCTAGTGTTAACCCCTGCAACAAGATATTTCTAGCTTGATTGTTAAATGTGCTGGAACTATCATTTGCTGGAGTTCCTGGAGTGCTGGATTCATTGACAGTTTGAAATATCACAGCATCTGCAGTTTGTTTAATAAAAGTTTTTTCAGAACCAGCGCCTTGAATTGTGGCATACGGAGGAATATACACTGTGTCAGTGATAATATATTCGCCTGGTTCTAAATACAGTGTAACACGGCTTTGTTTGCTGCCTTTGGTAGCACTGTTCAAATATAATTGATCTATAGCTCTTTGTAATGCCACAGTATCGTCTGTGCTTCCGTCGCCAGTAACTCCGAATGCACGAACACTAACTCTGTCATCCAGTCTTTCTTGTAGGGTTCTTGTGACAGGAGATGTAGTAGTATCGCCTGTTTGAATATAACTATCATCGGCACGATAAGAATAAGAGTCTGCCAACGCAAATATATCACTGTATTGAGTTAGAATCTCAGTGTTACCTACTTCTGGTGATCCTTCTGATACTGCACCGTTACCTATGTAAAGTTCTCTGGTATCGATAGCCCACCCAAACTCGCCTGATGCAAGCTGGGGTAACCCCGAACCTTGATTTTTTTGACCTCTTCGGACCTGAATCCTAGAAATTTGAACAACAGCCACTATATTACTCCTGCGCCTTTAATGTATTTATGCGCAGTTCTCGTAATACTGATAAACCCTGTTATACCATTCGTTGCGCCAGTCTGCATATTCGTCTGGCCAAACGTCAAACTGCTGATATTCGCCTGCACGACTACACATAAACACATGGCCTTCACAAATATTAGTGCCATAGATTTCGTTATGAGCTTCTGAGTAGGCAACAAGTTGCAGGAAATAGTCTACTACCCATTCTGGTTTTTTAGGCTTATTGGTCTGTTTAAAATCCATGATTGCGGGTTCACCTTTGTAGGTCCCTACAAGATCTGTGGTTCCTGCATACATATTAGGCATGTATAACGCAACTTCACTGCCC